CAGATGTTATAAAATCATAATTTACATAATTACAAAATTCCAATGGAGACCCACAACCCAGCAAATGGTGGGGTTTATTTTTGTTTAATATTCCTATTGATAAGAGAAAATTAATTAAAAAAATTCGACCACAACTAAATGAAAGGGGATTGAACTTAACATTTAAATCACTTTCTGCGTATTTGATGGGTATGTGTTTATTAAACAAGTTTGAGTAATAATTGTAGCCGAAGCTTACACATATTTTATCGGCTTCATTATTCATAAATTGATATGCATTTATTAATTCTTCTGTGGTCTTGCCTTGCAAAACTCCTAGTTTTTTCCCAGGCAAATTTTTATATTCCGATGCAAACGACTTATAACTTTTTATATTTTCTTCATAATTTTGCCACACATCCGGAACTATGTATTCTGTTGGATTTATTTTTTCAATCCACTGTGCATATTTTTTTGGGTCAAAAGATGTACCTAACTCATAAAGACTACAATCCATGATGATCAATCTACCAGAATTTTTTGCGTTGACAAAATATTCTACATACTCTTCTGATTTTTCCAAAAGATGAACTAAACAATAATCATAATCTGTATACTGCTGTATAGTATACATCATATCAAGCGGGGTTTCGTGTGTTATTAACATAGTAAGTCAAAAAGATCTGTTTGATATTCTTTACCAACATCCGGCAATGGCCATCCAACTGCTTCGTATACGCTTTCTATTGGTGGCTTGACCATTTTATCAAACATCATAGAATAATCAACTTTTACTATTTCATTGAATTCTGCTGGATAATCGTGTAAAAATGCCATGCTCTTGTAGTTGTAAGCGTTTCGAGCTGCATAAAAATATTTAATTTTCATTCCACTACCAATTGGTTCATATACATTTTCCAATTTTAAATGTTTGAGTAGATGATTAAAATGTATAGCACTCTTGGCATGTAATGGTGTTCCTTTGCCTATATTACCTTTGTCGTCTAATTTGGCTTCTTGCTTTTCGTAATCTGAAATTTTACTTCTAATAGAAACATCACCCACATTTAAATTACTAAACTCCTCGAAACATTTTCTATAAATTTCATTGGATGTTTTTCTATCACACCCAGACATAATATTTTCTATTACATTTTTAATTAAACCTTTAATGGTTTTTGATATAGAAGATCTAGCCACTTCAACGCCAACATACTTAAAGGGTTTTGAGGGTTTTTTACCTTTAATTTCTGCTATGTGTAAGATATACCTCTTCTTTTCCATGAAGAGGGCATTATCACAAATTGCTTCTTGCTTGAAAACAAATCTAGGATCTGTTGATTTCAATTCTGAAACCGCCCATTTAGTGATTTCAGAATTGATATATGAATCAATTTGATCAATAATATTTTTTGCAGATTTTGTTACTTTTTGAGAATCATCTAGAAGATTTATTTTTTGAATATCTAAAATTGGCTGAATTGAAAAATAACAACTGTCCGTATCTCCATATTTGTAAATGTGTTTTTTGTCACCCTCAAATCCGCTATTTTTGGCAAATTGATACACAATTTCTGATGCTTGTTTTGCCACCGCTTGTCCAGTTAAAGTAATGCTTGCAGAATGATCTATGTCAAAAAGAGGAGAATATTTTTGTGCAAAAACTCCATAAATTGAATTCAAGACAAGCTTGTAAACTCCCTGCAAAGTATCAAAATTTAATATTTTATCTTTGATAATTTTATCTTCTTCTGAATTGTCATTTTTAAGTTCCTTTTCTAATTCATCTATTTTTCGATTTGCTTCTACACGCTGAGTGTACAATCGATCGATCAAATTAGGAACAACACCTTTAAATTTTTGGGTGTATAAAACGTTATATTTTGACACAGACAGTTTTTCTTTTTCTACAAATCTTAAAAATTTTTCTTCGGAGAGAGACACTATTTTTTCATTTGCTGTTCGTATTGTATATGTATTATCTTCAACTGAAACAATTTTACCTATTTTGGTTTCTGGAGAAATGTTGAGAGTGATAATTGTGTTTGGATATAGACTATTAGCATCATAACTAACAACTGATTTGCTAAGACCTCTTTCTGGTTCATGAACATAACCCCCAACATATTCATCCCTCAGACCCTCATTTTTAAACGTAGGTATTACATACCCCTGAAGTAGAGCTTGATGTGCAACTGCACCAGTAATCATGGACACTTTGCCCAAAGCTTGCTCAAACGGAATAAATCCGTTGTAAGACAAAGTTCTTACCAGGTTCATGTATTTTAATTTTTCATCTAATTTTACTAAGAGATTGACATCTTGAATATTATAATCAACAAATGTTTCCCAATCTTCTACTGAAAGGCTTGCAAGGCTTGAGGATTTATAATTAGTTTTACTTCCAACTTCTTCATATTCACCAATATAGTTGAGTGAATATGATTCTCGATCCCCTCGTGAAAAAGTAACATATACTTGCAGGTAGTCTATATTGCTAACTCCACGTATATACCACCTATTAATTGGCTTACCGAATTTATTTAAACCTACATTTTCTCTATAAAAAATAGAATGTACCGGAGAGAGTCTGAGCTGAGAATCTTTGCCTAAAACATTTGCTAGACGATTCATGATGTAAGGCACATCAAACCCCTCACCGTTCCATGTAGCCAATACATCAGGTGTATTGTTTTCCCAAAAAGTTAAAAAAGAATTGAGTAGTTCGTGTTCCTTGGGATGACAAAAATATGATGCGTTTTTAATTTTTGGCTTATATGGTTTTTGTCCCCAAGTGTAAAAATGATTTTTTGATGAATCATATATGGTAATAAGGTTGATGGGGTCTTTGGCTATTTCTGGATGAGGAAATTCATCCGGACTGTAAGTCTCGATATCCAGCCAAAACACTTTTAACGGATTGATTAAAGATTCTGGTTTACCTACCTCATCTTTATATGTTGACAATAAGAATTCTTGTTCACAACTTAAATTGTGAAAAATTCTTTTAATGGGTGTATCTTTTAAGAATTTATTTCTTTCAAATTGGTTTTTAAATTTAACCTTCTTTAAAGATGTATTAAAAATTGACGTTGCATCACAAAAATGTGAAGATTCAATATACAAATATGGTTCATAGCTTGACTCGACCTTAATTGGCTTACCTAATTCGTCCCAAGTCCAAAGGTGTACTACTTGCTCCCTATTGTCATAATATACATTGCGATACATGCTTATATTTTCTGGTCTAAGTTATTTTTAATCAACTCTAAATTTTTATTTCTTTCTGCAGATCCCCATGAAGAATTATATACATCAAAGTGTTCTGATATGTGATCTTCTAGCCACATAGAGGAAGCTATTTTATATGAATTTTGTGAATGTTTTATATAATTGCCATGTGATTTAGTTATCAACTTTAACTGGTCAATAAGTTCTTCACCGGTTTGAAATTTTAACGGAGCATCTTTATATGGATCTAAGTCTTGATATGCACCTGGCAATCCCAATGCTCCTGCTTCTAACATTTTTATGTTACTTTTACATTTGTTAAAAGTGTTGTTTGCAAGGGGAGCTATTACTGCATTACAATTCAAATCTAAAAGATCTGTCGGCAACTTTAATAACGGAGACCAACCATGATATTCGATTTCTCCTGCTTCAATATAGGGTTTTAATTGATAAGGATACGCACCCTTGAAGACAAACTTAAAATCTTTGCGGGCTCTAATTATTGATTCGATAACATGTGAAAAATCATCTGGTTCATTAGAATTGATGGATGGTGGTTTTATATGTGTTGCAGATCCTGCATATAAAATTCTGGGTCTTTTTTTATTTTTATCAAATGAACTGGTTATGTGGCTGTTGTCATATAACCTTCCGGCCCAAAATTTTGGAATATAATTTGGAATAATTGTAATTTTAGAATGATTGGTTTTTTCTTTGTAGTATTCTTTTAGTGTTGGAGTGGTTACAGTTATTTCATCAACACTTTGCATCATAGATAAAATATTTGAATTAATTTCCGGATCTGTAAATGCTCTTTTTTGGTGGTTGTAATTTGGTATATCTTGACCAAACACTACATCATCAATTTCATATAAAAGATTATATTTAAATTCTTTTTTTAATTTGACCAAATCTTCCAAAAATCGTTTTTGTATTGTAGTTGCTTGACGTTGAAATTTAATGGTTTTGATATTTTTATACCAATTTCCATCAAAAACCATTTGTGCCAAACTGGTTACTGCTGCTTTGTTGTTAATGTTTAAAAGGTATTCTGGCCATTTAATTCTCCAAAACCCACATCCAGCCAAATCAGCGTAATAATTAACAAAATGTGGCAAATTAACTTCCGGTGGAGATTGTTTGATATTCTTAATGGGTACATTAGGATTGAGATGTTTTAAATTAACCGTAGACGGTATACCGTGAGTTAATACTTTTTTGGAAAAGTTTGGATTATACATATTATACCTTTAATGCTTTATCCCATATCATTAGGTGAAGTCGTGGCGACATTTTAAAGCCTTCTTTTTTACAAATTTCTGCGACACTTTCTGCAGTATCGATATGCTCTTTTCTAGAGCCCGCACACACCATAATCCACACTCGATTTTTTGGCATTTGAATTAGCGGAAAATCTATATATTTTCTATATATTTCTTTCAAATCATTTTCACTTTTGACTACAAATTTAAAACAAGATCCTTTTTTAACGTGATAATCCAACACAGCAGGTTTATATGTTTGCCTTTCTGAATCACCATTACTAGAGAGTTTAGGTGACACTGTATATGTTACTTTGAATTCATCCCAGTCGGGTTCTGGCATTATTGTGCCGTTTGTTTCAAAATCAATACGCGGAGTAAATTCATATTTTTTAATAAAATTTTTAACAAAAGATATCAAAGGTTTTTGTCTGAGCATCGGTTCTCCTCCTGTAATTTTCCACAAATCACCCCTCTTTAATTTTGAAATTAAATCATTTTGTTCGTAAAAATTAAAAATGTCTTCAAACGAATGTTTGTTTTTTTTAGTCCATGATACATATGAATCGCATCCATATGGTGAGTCTGCTGTTGCCCATCCCCTGCAAGAAAGATTACATCCAAACAATCGCATAAAAACACTTGGATATCCAATCCATTCACCTTCTCCTTCAATTGTGTGAAATCCAGGACCATCATCACTTAACAACAAATAATCTATTTCTTCGTTTTGCATATTTTTAAATTACAATTTTAGTACATCCATTTATTTTTTCAAGTTCTATAGTTTGATCTATTCCAAATTGGCTTGCTAACTTGCTGTGAGACACAATATATATGGATTCATTATACTTTTCAACTCTATCTTTCAGAATGCCAGTTATTTTTGCTATTCCTTTATCATCTATAGCAGAGTCTAAAAGCTCATCATAAATACTCAAAGAAAAGGTGGTTCCGGTTTGTATTCTTAGTACATCTTGGAACATAAACAAAATAGCCAAATCTATTCTCCTTCTTTCACCATTACTAAAATTAAAATAGGAACACTCAACACCTTTGTCGTTGTGAAGGATCTCTTCAAATGATTCATTAAATAAACACTTGCAAGGCGCTTCTAAAGCCCTTAAATAAAAGTTCAATCGATTATTCAGTAGGTCTAACATTTGTTTTACGATTAAAGTTTTAACTCCTTCTTCTGAAACAACAAACTTTGATGTTTCAAGTATTGATATTTTTTTTCTTAATTCTGTAATATAATTTGTTTCGAATTCAATTTCTTCTTCTATTTTTTGTATAAAAGATTCAAAGTTGTTTTTTTCATTTTTAATATCATTTATTTCAGATTCTAACTCTAAATTTCTGTTTAATAAATTTTGAATGTTGTTTGAAGATAGAATGTATTCACTAATAAGTGTGTTATTTTTTTTACTTTCTTTTTGAATAAGAAGAATTGCTTCGGATATTTTATTACAAATATTTTTTTGATCTTTTAATTCCTTTTCTGCTAGGGAAATTTGTTCTAAAATTGTTTTTTTTCTTTCTTCTATATTTTGAATACAAACCTTCAAATGATTTTTTTCCTCTATAGAAAAGTCTCTTTTACACATTGGGCAGGTGTCCTTAGAAGAAATATCTTCGCTTTGTTGTTTGTTAATATTTTTTAATTCAAAATTTAATTGTTGAAGTTTGTTATTTAAATCATTTGTAATATCATTGCATTTTAATAATTTTACATTTAATTCTTTTTCTTTTTCTTCAAATAAAGAGTTTTTTTCTTGAATTTTTTTAATTTTATTTTCTATATCTTGTACAGATGATATTTCTTTAATTTTTTCTAAATTAGAATCTATTTTTAATTTTAATTTAGAAATTTTTTCTATTTTAAGGAGATCTGCTTCTTTTG